AGTGGAGGAGCTTGGAAGGATGCACAAGGAATTGATCTGATTGCATCAAAATCAGGCTTGAGATGACAGATAAAACTGATATAGATAATGTTAGATATAGTTTTGAAACACAAGAATTTTTTCAAAGGCAAATTGAAGAAGCAATTAACGCATTAATAAATGAAAAGAATCAAGAAAATAATAAAGCTTATTCTTGGTTTTTAGGAGATTAAATTATGGCAGGAATAAAAGATTATTCAACAACCCAAGCAAATAATACTGATCTAAATGGGATAAGTACAGCGGAGGGAATGCTACCTTCTAATTTGAACAATGCAATTAGAGCATTAATGAAGAATACTAGAGAATGGTATAACGATAGTCAATGGGTTGAGTATGGTGATGGTGATGCAGCTTTTACAGCAGCTTATGCAAGTTCAACTTCATTTACAATTGCTGGTGTTAATGTTACAGCAATTTATCATGCTGGAAGAAGAATTAAATTAACAGCTACTACTCCTGGAACAATTTATGGAACAATTAGTTCTTCAACTTTTTCTACAAACACTACAGTAAATGTAACTTGGGATAGTGGTTCATTATCAAGTGAAGCTATTACAAATGTTTATATTGGTGCTTTATCTAAAACAAACAATTCTATTCCAACAGGTATAATTGCAACTGCTACATTAGCAGATGGATCAGTTACAACTGTTAAACTTGCAGATGATGCAGTTACAGTTGCTAAGATGGCAGTTAATTCTGTTGACTCTGACCAGTATGTAGATGGTAGTATAGACACAGCTCATATTGCATCTGCTCAAGTAACAGCAGATAAAATTGGAACTAATGCTGTAACTACAGCAAAAATAAATGCTGATGCTATAACAAGTGCTAAAATTGGTGATGAACAAATTGATAGTGAACATTACGTTGATGGTTCAATAGATACAGTTCATATTGCAGACTCACAAATTACAGTTGCTAAAATGGCAGCTAACTCAGTAGATTCAGATCAATATGTTGACGGATCAATTGATACAGCTCACATAGCTGATTCTCAAATTACTTCTGCTAAAATTACAGATGGTGCAATTGTTAATGCAGATGTTAATGCAAGTGCAGCAATAGATGCAACTAAAATTGCAGATGGAACAGTTACAAGTTCAGAATTTCAATACATTAATACTTTATCCTCTAATGCTCAAACACAAATAGATGCAAAAGCTGCAACAACTTATGTTGATAATGCAGTTGCTGGATTAAGAACTAGAATTATTGCAGAGTGTGCTTCAACTGCCAATGTAACAATTTCATCAGCTCTTGAAGCTGGAGATGCTATTGATGGTATTACTTTAGTTGCTGGAGATAGAGTTCTTTTAAAAAATCAATCAACAGCTACTGAAAATGGTTTATATCTTGCAGTATCAAGTGGTGCAGCATCAAGAGATCCAGAACATGATACTATTGCAGAATTATCTGGTGGTATGGTTGTAGTTAATCAAGGTTCAGTTAATGATAATAAAATATTTTTATGTACGACAGATACTGATGCTACATTAGGATCTACAAGTATTACTTATACAACAATTACTCCACAAAATGTTGGAACAGTAACTTCTATAACTGCTGGTACTGGTTTATCTGGTGGAGCAATTACTGCATCTGGAACAATAGCAATTGATTCAACTGTTGCTACACTTGCTGGCACACAAACTCTTACAAACAAAACTTTAACTTCACCAAAAATAAATGAAAATGTAGCAGTAACCTCTACTGCAACAGAACTAAATTTATTAGATGGAGCAACAGTAGTTATACCAGGAAAAGTTGCTGGAACAAATTTTACAAATTCTTTATTAGTTGGTCATTCAACTACAGGAACTTTAAATTCAGCAGAAAATAATACTGGAGTTGGTTTAACAGCTTTAGATGCTTTAACTTCTGGAGATAACAATACTGCTGTTGGTCGTTCTGCTGCTACAGCTATTACCACTGGTAGCAGCAACAGCGCTTTTGGAAGATTAGCTTTATCAAATGTTACAACATCTAATGGTAATACTGCTGTTGGTCTTTCGGCTTTAAATAATTGTAGTTCTGATGATAATACTGCTATTGGTAAGGATACTTTAAAATTAGTTAATACTGGTGTTAGAAATATTGGAATCGGAAACAATGCTGGGGATAATATTACTAGTGGAGATGGTAACGTAATCATTGGTGGTGTTGATGCTGCTTCAGCTACTGGTGATAGACAATTAAAGATCGTTGGTAATGATGGCTCAACAACTACAACTTGGATTTCTGGAGATGCTAATGGTCAAATTAAATTAGTATCTGGTTACATTGCAGAAGTAGCTTTAACAGATGCTTCAACTATTACATGGAACGCAGCAACTCAACCAATAGCAAAAGTAACACTTGGTGCTAGTAGAACTATGGGATTACCAGCTAATCCAGTAACTGGACAATTTATATCATTACTTATTATTCAAGATGGAACTGGTAGCAGAACTATAACTTGGAACGCAGCATACGAATTTGCTCTTGACACAGCACCGACATTAACAGCAACAGCTAATCTTGGCGACTTATTTACATTTAGATACAATGGAGCAAAGTGGTTAGAGATTGGTAGAAATTTAGCATTAACATTATCATAGGAATATTATGTACGCATTAGTAACAGACGGAACAATCACAAAATACTTTAACAATCCTAAAGGCTTTACTCTAGGAGATTTACAATATCCTAAAGACATATTTATGAAATGGTCTGTAGAAGAAAAAGAAGCTATTGGTATTTATGAAGTAGTTTTTGATGACAGTAATAAAAAAGATGACAAATGGTATATTAATACTAATCAATCTTTTGCTTTTGCTGATGGAACTGTAACAGCTTCTTATGGTACTGCTACTGCTAAAGCTCATGCAGATACTACATGGTCGCAAGATGATGAAGATGCTGGAGATTTACCAGATGATAAATCAGTTAATGATATTAAAACTAGAGGATTAAAATATAATTTAATACAAACTATTAAACAACAAGCTGCTGGATTATTAGCACCTACTGATTGGTATGTAATTAAAGCAAATGAAATAGAAGATTATACTGTACCAACTAATATTACAACTTTTAGAGCATTGGTTAGAAGTAAATCAAATACAATAGAAACTCAAATTAAAAATGCTACCAACACTCCAGCATTAGAAACTTTATATACTTACACTACAACAGATGGTGTTCAATCAAGACCATTAGCTGAACTTCCAACATTGGAGATTTAATGCCTTTAATTATTCCAGCAAACTCAGCTTCAGCATCTGGTGGTTTTGAAGTAGCTAACTCTGTTAGATATAATAATGGTAGTAGTGATTATTTATCAAGAACACAAAGTGCTAGTCCAACAAGTGCTACAAAAGGAACCTTCTCTGTATGGCTTAAAAGATGCTTATTAGGTGTTGACCAATATATATATACTGTATTTCAAGATGGTAATAACAGAATGCAAATGAATATGATGGATAGCGACCATTTAAAAATAATTCAAAAAGTTAGTGCTTCAACTACTATTTCATTAATTACAAATAGAGTGTTTAGAGATGTTTCTGCTTTCTATCACATCTGTATAGCAATAGACACAACTCAAGGAACAGCATCTAATAGAATTAAAATGTATATAAATGGAGTACAAGAAACATCATTTTCCACAGAAACATATCCAGCTCAAAACCAAGATGCTTTTTTTACAAAAGGAACTGCTGTAAGTTTTGGTGCATATAATAGTGAAAGTAATTATACTTCTGGATATTTTTCAGAAGCAGTTATGATTGATGGTCAACAACTAGCACCAGAAGATAATTTTATTGAGTTTGATGAGGATAGTGGAATATGTAAGCCAATAGATGTATCTGGTTTAACCTTTGGTACAAATGGATTCTATTTAGACTTTGAAGATAGTGCAGCTTTAGGTGATGATGTATCTGGAAATGGTAATGACTTCACAGTTAATAACCTTACAGCAATAGACCAGACTACCGATACACCTACAAATAATTTTTGTACTTGGAACGCAATTGCAGCACCTTATTCTGCACCAACTTTAAGTGAAGGAAATACAAAAGTAACTAACAATGCAGCGAATTGGCAAGGTGCAATAGGAACTTTTGGTTTAGCGTCTGGAAAATGGTATTGGGAAGCAAGATTTGATAATACAACAAACACATATAATCATGGAGTTATTGATGAAAGTGTAAATTTTGCTGCTGTAAATCCAATGAATGCAACTGGATATACTGGTTTTTATAATGCTGATGGTGGGGAAATTAAAAAAGATGCTACAGACACTACGGCAGATTATGGCACATTTGGAACAAACGACATAATTGGAATTGCTTTAAATATGGATGATAAACAAATTTCTATTTACAAAAATGGAAGTGTAATAGTTTCTAATTT